CCTTTGTTGATTTCTGCAACTTCTTCTTCACTTAAATTTCTTATTTCTTCTTTTGCATTGTCAACTATTTGTTGATAATATTCGATCATTGCAACTGCCATTGCAATTTCTTCAATTCTTGATTTTTCCATATTTATCAATTCCTTTCTATTTTAATTTTTTGATTTTATATGACGGCTTGCAATAGGGTTTCAGCCGTTTTTACCTATTATTTGTATTTGTTTATAGCATTTCTTGACTGTCAATGTATGCACCACTTGTGCAAGGTATATCATAATATGTGTATTTGTAGCCATTGTTAAAATATATGTCAATAGTCATTAGTGTACTATAATTATAATGTTTTACTATTCTTATTTTTTCACCTTCAAGTTTTCTTTCGTTATAGTTTAACATATCTTGTAATATGTGAATGCCTTTTGTTTTCATTTCATTTACTTTTATGTATTTACCTTTTTCGTTTTTTGTGAATATATCATAATTAAAATATTTCATAATTTCATTACCTACCTTTCTATAACACTCAGCCGTTACCTGTTACATATTATTTTTAGTAATGCAACTCTACTTGTATACTTTTAATGTGTATACATACATAACAAAAGTAAAATATAGTATAAGTGAAATGTATTTACTTATAGTAAATACGTTTTTTGTTTTTGCTTTTGTTAGCTTTATTATACTAAAATTTTAGTAGTTTGTCAATACTATATCATAGCTATTTTATAATACTCATAAAAACCCTGAAACGCCCTACTTAGTATATCTTCAGAGGTCGTGCCGGGCGGTGGCGACTTCCAAAACATATATTGCGAAAAATTAGACAACAAGGTTGTTGTTTAAAGACAAGAGCGCTGTTGTCTATTATACCACGCTGTTCAAGTTCAGTCAAGAGTAAGATTTATAAAAAAGACAATAAAATTCTTGTACTCCACTTGCATAAAAAATAATTTTATTATATAATCTGTTCAGTGAACAAGAAAGGAGAAGTTTTTTATTATGATTAAAATATCAAAAAATATAAAAGACGAGTATAACGACGGTAAATTACAGGCTTTGCTAGACGAAGTCGACGCTGTATTATCAAAGCGTGCAGACATAAACGAACGTTATCTCCGTGGTGTCACTTCTACTGATATGGTAACAGGAAATCAAGTACAAGTTTTTTTCGAGAAATTCATAACAGACCTTGCCGCAGGCTATCTTAGTGGAGAAATCACATACAATGCTGAAATTGTTGATGAGAGAGAAGAACCAGCGTATCGCCTTCTTCACCCAAGTAACACTTCTCCATTAGACCCAGATACGGCTGCACAACTTAAATTTATAATCACGACACTATCTTCAAAAAACGATGACCCAAAAGTTTTGAAGCAACTTTTCCACGACGCAGTCCTTTATGGTTGTTGCTATGAGAGACAGTTAGATTTAATACAAACACAAGCAGACGCTATCAGTGCTGATGACGCTCCAGATACATCTGACCCAAATTATGTGTATTATCCATTATCCGCTCTTAACACAGTCGCTTTATTCCCAACGGACATTTCTGATATATCTCAACAAAAACCAATAGGTCTAATTACACGTTATCTTTTAGACGCACGTAATAGCGAAGACAATCAAGCTCATACGTTATATTATATTATTGAATGTAACCCATACACAGGGTTTTATGGCACTTCTATATATGACAAAACAACTAACGAAGACGCTACGTCTCAGTATAAAACTACTATTACATTGAAAGAAGAAAGCGAGAATACGCACCAATGCACGACGTTTACAGCATATGAGCCAGACCCACAAGTCAGTATTATAGACCCAATAATTAGCTTAATCCAATCATACGAACAAATAATGAATAACTTAAATAATATGTATAACTACAATGACAAAGACGCTAAGTTGAAGATTTCGGGCTATAGACCAGAGAACCCACTTACAATACCTAATCCAGACTTTGACCCAGAAAAACCTGTATCTTCTAACAATCCAGATAAGATTACTAACCCAGCGCGTGTTATTGAAGACCAGTATTTAGAAAACGCTAAGACATTTTTCGTACAAGAGGGTGGAGACGTAAGCTGGCTACTAAAAGAAATACACGCAGAGGACGCTACGAAATATTTAAAATATTATGTCGACAGTATATTCCAGATTTCTGGTATACCTAATACTTCGGACGCAGCATTCAACTCAGGTGATATGAATGCCTCTGCCATCGATAGAAAATTCTATACTATGGCTCTAATGCTAGACGACGTAAGACAGGGTGTAACCACACTAATCAAACATAGATGGGCTAACTTCTTCCAGAGAATAAACCTTATCTCATCAAATAAATATAATATTGACGACATAACTATTACAATAGGCACAAATTTACCAAGTATGACAGACGAGACTATAAATCAACAGCTTGCTTTGAACGGTATAATCTCTCAAAAGACCTTGCTTTCAAATCTTGGATACGACTACGCAACAGAGAAGAAGAATAAAGAAGAAGAAACAGACATACTATATGAAACTGTATCACCTGATACTCCATACGTTAGCCCTAACGACGTTGACAATGCACAAGAAAACAACAAGACTACAACTGAAAGCACTACCGCTTCTCAGACTAATAACCAAATTGCTAATAAAACAAAGACACCTAAGGCTGTTAAAAATAAAACCGATAATATTCCAGCTCTAAAAGCTAGAGAAGGAAGACCAAATAAATAGCCCCTCTATTTCTAAAAATAATAAATAATAGGAGGATTAAATATGGACGAACAAAACCAAAAAAACCCAGACGCTATCCAAGATATGGTAGCAAATGCAGAGAAAGGTACTCAAAACAAAGTGGCTAAACCACAAGAAAGTGACACACAAAACTTAGATGTGTTATTACAAGACCCAAAACTTCAAGCTGAATTTGATAAAAAGCTAGAAAAGGCTATAAATAAAGCCCTTACAAACAAAGAACAAGAGTATTCTAAGAGAGAAAGCGCTCTACAAGCAAGTATTAACACAGAAAAAGAAAAAATGAGACAAAACATTTTAGAAGAAATCGAAGCAAAGAAAAAAGAAGCCGAAGAAATGGCTAAAATGTCAATGGAAGAAAGATATAAAAAACAAATAGATAACCAAGAATTGAAGATTGCTGAGTATGAAAAAGAGCTTTCTTTGATTAGAAGAAGGGACAAAATCGCTACTGTTGTTGCAGATAAAGGTTATGACCCAAGACTATTATCACTTTTAAGAGCAGAAGACGTAAGTACAGACGAAGAAATTGAAGATTATGTAGATAAAAGAAATCAAATATTCCTTGAAGCTACAAATGCTAGAGTACAAACACTTTTGAAAGACCATCCAGACGTATTACTTGGGGATAAAAAGAAAAAATCAAATGAACCAGAGTTTAATTTTAATTTTACAAGCAAAAAATAGAAAGGAGCCAGTATGCAAGACCAGGATATGAAAATAAAATGCGAGGATTGTGGTACAGAGTTTATTTTTAACATACAAGAACAAAAATGGTATGAGGAACACTCATTTACACCACCAAAAAGATGTCGTTATTGCAGAAATAGACGCAAAAATGAGAGAATTCAAAGAGAAAGGAGAGAAAATTATGGCAAAGAAAACTAATAAAAAAGAAGAAATCGTTGCAGAAGAAGAAATAGTTACTCCAGTTGAGGAGGTAAAAACAGAAGAAGTTGCAGTTGTAGGAGAGGCTGAAACAAAAGAAGTAAAAAAAGAAAAAGGACCTAAATATCCTATTGGTTCAATTGTATATATTCACAAAGACGCTAAAGCTGACTTAAATGGTTTTAGTTTATTCCCACAATATAAAAAATATACATATACTGTAGAAGCCTACGACGCAAAATCAGGGGTTTATTCATTGAGAAGGTTAAATTTATCACTTAGACTTCCAGAAAGCCTTATAATCAATCCTGACGAGCGTGCGCACGATATGGTAAACAGAAGACAGTTTTAATTCTGTCTTCTAAAATAAAAATAAGGAGGTAAAAATATGAATGATTTTGTTAGTATTGAAATTTTAGGTACAATGGCAGGTTGCTCTCTAATAATTACATTACTTACACAAGTATTCAAACGCTATTTACCTGAAAGAATTGACACAAAATGGCTTGCCCTAGCTTTTTCTATCGTAGTAGGGGTATTACGTATCATATATATTCACCAATTTGATTTTGCTGGTATTACTGCTGGTATTATGAATATATTTGTATTATTGGCAAGTGCAATTGGTATATATGAAATCGCTTCTCCAGTAGCAACAGACGTAAAAACTATGTTGGAAGGAGGAAAACACAGTGAAAGTAAGAAATAGACCAAATAATAAAAGTCAAGAAAAAGAAATACCTCAAGGAAATGCTGAACAACAGAGAGATTATGGAGAGGAGGAAAAAGACAATGGCTAAACGTGGAATTGATATATCTGCTTGGCAAGGTAATATAGACCTTGGCGCATTAAAATCAGAAATCGACTTTGTTATAATAAGAGTTGGTTATGGTGTATCTGGCTCAATAGACAATAAATTTAGAAGAAATGCTGATTTGTGCAATCAATTAGGTATTCCTTATGGATTTTATTGGTATTCATATGCCCTTGACGTCAACGGCGCTAAGAAAGAAGCAGATAACTTCTTAAATGCTATATCAGGCTATAATCCTACATACGGTTGTTGGTTTGATATGGAAGACGCTGACGGATATAAAAGAAAAAATGGTATGCCTTCAAATTCTACTTTAAGAGATATGTGTTACGCATTTTGTGAAAAAGTAGAAAATGCGGGTTATTACAGTGGTGTATATGCTTCTCTTTCTTGGTTTAATAATCAACTTGCAGGTGATAGACTATCAAGATTTGATAAATGGATAGCAATGTGGCCTACAAGTGGTGGAAAACAAAGAGGATTGAACATATCTCCAGATGAAAAATCAGGTTGGTCAATGTGGCAGTTCACTTCTGATGGATACTTTAATAATTATTCTGGCAGACTTGACACAAACTACGCATATCACGATTTTCCAAACCCAAATAAGCCTAATCCACAACCAGCTCCTACTCCAGAACCTACTCCAGACCCAGCTCCAAGTGGTAGTACATTAAACTTAGTAGCAGGAGTAATGGAAGGAAGATATGGTGACGGAGACATAAGAAAAAAGGCTTTAGGAAGTCGTTATGACGAAGTACAAGACTTTATAAATCATATTTACAATGCTTCTATTGATACTTTGGCGCACGAAGTGATAGATGAACGTAAATACGGGGATAACCCAATTAGACGTATTGTATTAGGCGACAGATACGATGAAGTACAAGATAGAGTAAATCAAATTCTAGGAGGAGGCTCATCTCAAACTATTAAAAAAGGAGATAGAGTTAGATTTACAGGTACTCGCTCATATTCAGGTATGAAATTAGCGAGTTGGACACACAACGACACGTTCGACGTAATTGAAGTTTCTGGCGATAGAGTAGTTATCGGTAAAGGAAACGCAGTTACTTCGGCTGTCAATATAAGAGACTGTCAAAAGGTCTAGTCTAAAGGCGGAGACCCCGCCTTTATATTTTTATAATAACCAGAGGGGTAATTATGGGGAATGAGTTAGTAAAAGACAAAAGTGTTAGGATTTTGTTGGATCGTAGAGCAGAAATCCTTGAACAAATAAATAAATTACAAGCAGAATATTCTGCAATTGAAGATTTAATTATGCGTGATTATAGACACAAACAAGAACACAAAAACAAAAAAGGAGAGGAAAGATAATGGCAAAATTTGAAAAAGTTAGTCGTATAGACAACGTAAGATTACCAGAAAGAGCTACCGCAAATAGTGCTGGGTATGATTTTTTCGCACCAGAAGATATAATATTACCTGCGAAACAATTAACAAGAATTATGACAGGTGTAAAATGTGAGTTAAGACCTTATATGTATTTATTATTAGCAAATAGGTCTTCAAATCCAAGTAAAAGAAATTTATTTTTAGCAAATGGAGTAGGAATAATAGACGCAGATTATTATAACAATCCAGATAACGAAGGTGAAATCGGTTTTGAATTTTATAATAACTCAGATGAAAGTGTAGAAATTAAAAAAGATGAAAAAATTGGGCAAGGTATTATAAACATATACAATCGAGTAGAAAACGATAACACTACTGGCTCTAGGGCTGGAGGTTTTGGAAGTACAGGTGAATAAAAGTTGTACTCCACTTGTAATTAGACAAGAAATATATTATACTGTTCATAGGTAGAAATCATATGAGCAAGTAATATGGTTAATAGACTGGTCGAAAAAAGTGGTTTCGACTGGTCTATATTTTTATAAAAAAGGAGGCTTACAAATGGCAGTAATACCGGATATGACATTTGAAAAGATAGTTGAAAAAACTAAATTGATGTTGGGTAAAAATTATCGTGAACCAGAAATTGCTGAAATTAGCGAAGCCGAACTTGACGCGATAACAACAGTAGATGAAGAAAATGGGGAGCTTTTAACAGAAGAAGTGCCTACTGATTTAGAAGATGTTTGCTCAATGGTTATCCGTGAAGCGGCTGAATGGACAAATCGTTTCAGAGAAGAACAATTGCAAGAAGTTATGAATGACTGCTGGCCTGTAATTGTTAAATGTTCTTGTGTTGCGTATTTGAATAGAGGCGCAGAAGGGTTAGGTTCACAATCAGAGTTGGGGCAACAAAATGTATACAATGATTGGGTTAAACTTATGCACCAACAAATCACAAACAGACGCTATGTAATTTAATATACCAAGGAGGTGAGAATATGGGAATAGACTGGGGAGTTATTGCTACAATGGTAGGTTCATTACTTGGTGGAGGCGTCATAGGAGTAGTTGTAAAGTCATTGACAGAAAAAAGAAAAGTCAATGCTGAAGCAATAAATACTGACATTAAAAGTATGTTGGAGATAGACCAAAGAATGAATGAAAGAATGGCTAAACTCGAAGAACGTGTAGCAAATCTTGAACAAGAAAACTATAAATTAAAATCAGAAAAATTAAACCTAGAAAAAGAAACCCATAAATTAAAAATAAAAATAAATGAATTAGAAGAAGAAAATAAAATATTAGAAGAAGAAAATAAACGTCTTCAAGACGAGATAGATAACATTAAGAAAGGAGAAAATGCAAATGGCTAAAAATACAAAAAATGAGGCTACCTATATATTGGATAGTAAAAAAGGATTACCTAATAAATTGTTACAGGCTGACGGTTCAATAACTGATATGCTAGGTAACGTAGTGGTGAATGGTGATAAAAGTTGGGAAGCTAAACAAGCATTACCTAATAAGTTTTTAAATCCAGATGGGACTTATTCAACATTAAACGAAATATTATCTGGCGCTATTGATACTGATATATTTGTAGTTGTAGATGAATTACCAGCTACTGGTGATGAACAAAAAATATATCTTGTACCAGATGGTAAAGGTGGTTTTGTTGAATATCATTGGACAGGAAGTTCTTGGGACGCAGTTGGTTCATTAGATATTGATTTATCGAATTATTCAACAACACAAGAAATGATGAATGCAATAGAAGCCGCAGCATTGTTAACATTAAATAATGCAAAAGATTATGCTGACGCTTTAGTGTCTAATATACCACCACAAATAATTTATTATGACGGTAGTAAAACTAATTATGCTTTTTGGAATGATTTGATCAAAATAACTACACCAGTTTTAATATATATGTTTCAAGAGTATAATAGGGCGGTATATTCAGCATATATTGTTAACCCATCGTTGATACCTGAATCTTCTAACAATAGAACAATTCGTTTTATTGCGTCTGCTGATTATATAAGAGATACAGGTGGTGGTTATACATACTATTCACAACAAGTCTGGGTATATAAAATAACTTTTACTAATGGGGAAGCTACGTCTATTTATACATCTTATGAACAAACACAATTGAATGCTATCGACCCTACAAAAACTTATTTATCACCATTTAATCCAACACAACCTTATCATCCTTCTACTAAAAAATACGTAGATGATAGTATTGCAAGTAATATAACAACTGTATTGCAAGGAAGTTATTAGAAAGGAGACACTAAATGGCTCGAACAAATAATTTAAGTGATTTTTTAACAGATGTAGCAGACGCTATTAGAAGTAAAAAAGGTAGCCAAGACACTATTTCTGCGTCTCAATTTGATACAGAAATATTAGGATTACCAAGTGGAACTTATCAAACAAAAACATTAACTATCAATGCTAATGGTTCACAAACTGTTACACCCGACCAAGGTTATGATGCCATAGACGAAATTACAATTACAACACAAGTGCCTCAAAAACAATTACAATCAAAAACTTATAATTTTACTACTAACCAAACTATAGAATTATTACCAGACACAGGTTATGACGGATTTGACGTTGTAACACTTACTATAAACGTACCTAGTAGCACAATAAACAATCAAGATAAAACAATAACACAAAACGGCGCATATACGGCAGATAGTGGATACACTGGATTAGGTACAGTAACTGTAAATGTACCAACTATTGATACTTCTGATGCTACGGCTTCTGCAGAAGATATATCTCAATATAAAACAGCGTACATAAATGGTGAAAAAGTTACTGGTACTCTGCCTGACCAGTTTTCAGGAGATACTATTATAGGTACGCAATGTATATATGAAGATGGTTATGTTAGAAATGTTATACCGTGGACATCCATTTATAGAGATGGTGCAAAAATAGGTATAATTGACAGTGCTGTCGCAGAGGCTATAGGTTTGACAGCTGATAAAATCAAAGCTGGTGAAACAATTTTAGGCATTGTGGGAACTTATAGTGGTTCTGGTGGACCAGGCTATGATACTAATTTAGTTTTAGATAATCTTGATGCAGGTGGAGCTGAACAATATTTAGGTGGTACACCTATTACAGATATTACTAATGTTGGTGGATTTGATGTTTTCAATGCTGATGGTGATAGTATATTATACTATGTTATGAAAACAGTAACAGCTACAAGTAATATGACTGGATTTAGTATGAACAACATTAGGGTTTTAGATAATGGTGTTATTCAATGGATACCTTATGGAAACAATACTGTTTTTAACACAGATGACTATTTGGAATGTACAATTACTTGTACAGATGCTTATAATAATACTGAAACAAAGATTATTATAATTTACAACAGTGAAAAAGAAAACTACCCCGGACCAGATGACCCCGGACCAGATGACCCTGGGGAATGGGAGTAAAAGAAAAGGAGGAGTTGGATGGCTCGAACAAATACCCTTACAAATTTTCTTGAAGACGTTTCAAATGCAATAAAACAAAAAACGGGAAATGACGCCCCTATTCCCGCTTCTCAATTTGATAGAGAAATATTGAGTATTGAAACACCTGGAATTTATCAAGAAAAACAAATTGAATTAGTTACAAATGGTAATTACGTATTAAGTCCAGATGACGGGTTTGACGCTATAAGCAAAGTTCATATTTCTGTAGATGTACAAGGTGGTGGAGGAGGAGATACTTCAGACGCTACTGCTACACCTTTGGATATTATTGCTCCAAAAACAGCATATGCTAGAGGACAAAAACTTACTGGTGCGATACAAGAAAGTTTTATTAACGTTGGTATTGGAGCAACTATTACCAATTCGTCTGAATTAACTAATAATTTAATGAGTGCATACAACAAAGACGGATTGATGATACAACGTGACGTACAAACATTAAAACTTTATACAGTTGACGAATTTGGTACACCAACATTAGTGAAAACACAATCTAGCTTTTTTGAAACAAGTATTATACATTCTAAAAAATTGATATTAACAAATCCAGTATATGAAAATTCACAAGATGGAACAAAAGATTATATAATTATATATACAACAAGCACATACGATGGCGCGGCAAATGGTAGATTTGACTGGGGTTCAGATAAAGTTGATACAATAAGATTTGCAAAACTTCATTACGAAAATATGGAGTATACAATTACTAAATTCTCTAATACTTATACAAATACTGATACAGGAGTGAATTGTACTGGCTGGATAGATTTGGCAATACATCAAACTGAACCAGCTAAAATTTTTGTAGCAATGACCCACGGTACAAATACTAATTCATATGGTCGTCATATAAGTACGTTTTGGCTTGTTTATAATTCTGAAACAGGACTTATGTCTTTTACCAAACAAGACGGTGGAAGATTTTTGACTAATATATCTAACTGGGGAAGTGACTGTAAGCCACACGCATTATATGTTGCGTTGCAATCAGACGGGTGCTATCACGTTATTGCTTCTACAAAACGTGATACAGGTAATAATGATATAAATAGAAATATGTCAGTCCAAGTACACAATATAGTATATTCTGCTACAGGTAGTTATGTGTATTCTAATTCAGTTGAAAATAACACTTACAGCTCTAGTACACCAATTGGAATACCTATGGAGAATAGATTGGTTGTTGCTAGGCTTTCTAGTAGAAATTTAACATTAGCATTATATACAAACAATACAATTAGTAGTGCGCCAAGTTTACTACATACTTATACAGCGGTTGTGCCTAGTACATTATCGGTTACACCAACTTGGTTGAGGCTTGAACGTACAAAAAATATGTTGGTAGTAATAATGGGTGATTATAATTCTTTATTAGGTACATTTTTAGTATATGTTTTGGAAAACGATGAATTATCATTAGTAAGAAGTTTCTCGTTATTATTAACAGGAATTCAATCACAAAATGGATTGAACTATATTGCAACAGGTACTGACGGAGAAGATAAAATTTATATACCTTCTAATTATGGTTTAACACACGTCACACTTTTAGCAAATAATAAAATACGTATTAAATTAGATGATGGAAATGCAAGTTATTATAATACTTATGACGCAACGGGTGTTGCTGGTGAAATATTATTGGGCAAAAAAGTATACAACAAAGACGGACCGGTAGTAGGTACAATGCCTAACAATGGTGCAGTAGAATACACTCCTTCTACCTCACCACAAATGATTGCAAATGGCTTTCATAATGGAAGTTATATAAATGCAGTAACTAATACGATTGATAATAATATTATCCCAGAAAACATAAGAAATGGTGTTACTATTTTAGGTGTAGACGGTACATTTGAAGGTAGTACAGGAGGAGACGCGACAAGTGATGGAAATTTGCAAGCTAAACATTTATTAGAGGGATATAGTGCAGTAGTTGATGGTGAGTGGATAGTTGGTACAATGAAAAATTATGGTGAAAGAACTATGATAAGAACAAGTGTAGAACAAACTATACCATCTGGATATTATTCACAGTTGATAATACCTATTGCAGAAAGTGTAGATTTAGACGGTTATGAGGCTTGTGAATTAGCTTTACAACGTATTAGCAATGATGTTGGGGGTGAATAAGTATGAGCTTATACAGTGAATGGTTAACGGATATGGATAATATGAATATAACAGAAGATAAGTTAAGTAGTATACACGGTGGGCAAGACCAATCAACGAGTGACGCTGATTATTTAGAAAGTTTAATGGACCCCGCAAGAAAAAACCAATGGAAATGTACTAAGATGCCTTGGGCTGGTTCGAGAGTTTCTCCTACAACAACCCATTTACGACAATATTTGAAAACTAACGTACAATATAGAAATCAAGATACCTCTAGTGATTGGGGTTGGGGTAGCAATTATATAGGAACAAGAGAGTGTTGGTTATATCTCACACAAGATTATAGTGTATCAGTAACGTGGTATACAGACGACGAAGGTACTTTATTTTTAAATGGAAATCAAATAGCAACTTCTGCAAGTTGTACGAGAAAAACCTCTACCTTAAATTTCAAAAAAGGATTAAATCATTTAATGATTACTTTTAGTGAACAATCTAATGGTGATGGTGCATATATGACAACAAATCCATTTACAATGTCATATGTTAAATGGGGATACGCTTGTTTTAAATCATAAGAAAGGAGAAGTTGAATGCCTAGCGAAATAAAAACTGAAAACGTAATGCTTACTGGAAAAACTGCATATTTTAAAAAGACAGGAAGTATGGTTAATCACGGAGTAGTAATATCTGATGACCAAACTAAAAGAGATGTATATACAGACGGTTTTATAGACGAAGGGTCTAAGATAGGTGCTGCTGAATTAGAAAGTAGTACGGATTATATAAACACATTAAATAGTATGCGAGATTTTTTACGAGACGATTTTATTAGTGAAGATGATGATTATTTAGTAAAAGTGAACGCAGAAAATATAGTCAGTCAATTACAACCAAAAGCTACTGCGATTAACCAATTAGTACATCATATTGGGTCTAATTATAAAAATTTACCTTATTTACGTGTTAAAAATACAGGAGATGTGTTAGATTTTACTGTTTCGTTACATTTAGAAAATAATTTTATATTAGAGATAAAATCTAATTTTTTAATAAAATCAGAAGCCTTCACACTGATTGATGGGGGCGAAAAATTAACATTAAGACAAAACGCAGATGGAGACTTTTTCTTAAATGATATACAGATTGAAGCGCCTACACACAATGTTGAGAATGAGCTTGTAATATCACAAGAAAATGGAATACTCTATGTAGATATAAATAACCAACGTGTTTCTACAGAAATAGAAGGTTTTGAAGGAGAAATTGATATAACTCTAAATTTTGGATTTGCTTCACAACTTAACGAAATAAAAGTGTATGGAGACACTGGAGCTACACACCATATTGTAGCAAAATTAAAAAAAGACACAAACACACCAGGATTATATGATTATCAAACTATGAGATTTTATCCAGTTACAACAGTAGATATATTATTACAAACGATTTATAATAGAGCGAATATTTGGAATGGTGCTTTGGATTTAGGTTATCATCCAAGTCCAAACACAGGATTAGAAATAAAATATTCTCAATATGGTTCTCAGTCGACTAGCACGAATACATATCGTGGAATAATAGGGTGTTTGAGTAGTATGTCGGTGGCTAACGTTTTGAATTTTGGTATTATATTGGGTAGCGGTAGCAAATTTTATGCCGCTAGAAGTAATAATATTGCAAGTTGGGTAGATAGTGGAGTGGCTACTACAACGACTACCGAAAATATAATCACATTAAATAAAAATAATGATGGTATGTTTACTTGTTCAGGAGGATATACTTTTTCAAAAACATTGTCTAGCTCAGCAACAATTACAAACACAAATAACGCGACTTTATATTTGAATGGTGTAAATGATTTAGCATATTACACACCTCTTAAATATGTAAAAAGTTCTTGGCAAATTCCTACGGGTCAAAATGATATTTATATATATTATGTAAAAATATATGAAGGTACAGAATTAGTGAGAGAATTTAGACCGGGCTATTCGTTTAGCGATAGTGGTGTATGGACAACCGGTATGATAGACGTACTTACAGGTGAGTTTAGAAGTAAAGATGATTATGGTAAATGTTCATTTAGCCCAAGTGGAGGTGTATTATCTGAGTATTAAAAGTTTATTTAGAAAGGAGGAAAAATATGCTTAGTCAACTTATTACTGATTTAGATAAAGTTATTACAGAAGTTTCGACAAAAGTAACACCACACAATATAAGAGAGGGTGTGACAATCTTTGGTATAACTGGGTCTTTACCAGAACTTGCAACACAACATAAAAACGTTGTACCAACAAAATTCGACCAACTGATTGTGCCTGACGTAGGATATAATGGTCTGCACGAAATAGTTGTCCACGCGGTTACTAGCGAAATAGATAGTAATATTATTCCAGCTAACATTCGTAGTGGATATAGTATATTGGGTGTAAATGGAACACTGAGTAATTTAACAGAAGATGAGTATACACAAGCATTATTACTTGAAATTGATATACTTGGTTATACAATTTACGTATATAAACAAATATTAGTGTTGAATGGTTCAGATTATTCAGTTACTAATCAAACTTTGACAACTACAGGAACTGTGACAGGACAAAGATTAAAATTAAACTAGGAGGTATATTCGTATGAACACAATAAAAGAACTTGAAGTTAATGGACAAGTTTACGGGCTTGAATCTGTGAATGACGTGTATGTAGGATACACAGAACCTGCAACAGAAAATAAACCTAGAATTTGGATACAACCAAGTGGTGTAAAAAATTTAATGCCGGGATATGAAATGTCTTTATTTGAAAAAGCTACTGGGTCAACTGATTACCACGGTAATTATATGCTTGACGCGAATGGAGCGTTGGTATTAACAACTGATACAACCAGCGCAACAGGTGCTAGAACTACAGAAATGATAGCAATAATTCACGAAAATAGATACTCAATTAGGTTTGGTAGTAGTGATTTTACAATGAGTGAAGCTAATATGCGTACATTTGAAATTTATATGTATGATATAAATAAGGCTTTCATAAGTAAAACAACGGAGGTAATAGAAGCAGACACAACTTATCAAAAAGACCAAAAAATATGTGATATTCAACTTCCTACTGGAGTAAGATATATAAGACTTGTCATTCCTTATTGGCTAATTGATAGGTATAGAGACCCAGCATTAGTTAATGACGCAGCAACACCACATATGGAAGAAAATCCTATGTATGGCGGTTCAATGTTTGCAACTAATATTGAATATCATTATTACGATGGAGACCATTATGTAACGTTGTAGAAAGGGGTATAACTATGAACCAATTATTAGAAAATTTACAGCTTATAAAAACTGAAAAATTAAAACTTGTTCCAGAAGTATTAAAAGCAGGTGTTACTATATTTGGAGTTACTGGTACTTATGACGGTACTGAACCAAGTGAGAATGAAAACACCGAAGAAAATACATAAATAAAAGGAGGTTAAAAATGGCTAGAATAAATAATTTAACTAATTTTTTAACAGACGTTGCTACTGCGATTAAGAATAAAAAAGGCTCAGAGACACCAATTCCTGCTGCAGACTTTGATACAGAAATTACAAATTTACCTAGTCAAGGTGTGTATCAAACTAAAACAACTACAATTACACAAAATGGTACAACCACAGTTACACCTGATACAGGTTATGACGCAATTGAACAATTAGACATAACAGTAAATGTGCCATTACAATCAAAAACTTATACTTTTACTCAAAATGCAACAACTACCATTGTACCAGACCAAGGTTATGCTGGGTTTAGTCAAGTAGGATTAGAAATAAACGTACCAGGAACAGACACAAGTGACGCAAACGCGATTACATCTGATATTGAAGAAAACAAAACAGCTTATGTAAATGGTGTTAAAATTACTGGTAATTTACCATTGATTACAGGAACAGTTATAACTGGCGCAGAACTTGAGGATATTACAGAAACTTGTGACGGAATAGAAATAAAATGGCCTTTTACGAATAAAACAATAATGGCTGCAAATTCAGGAGTAGCGAAAGATATAGATTTTGATACATTAGCCACATTTTTACAAGTAACACCAAATCAAATAAAAACTGGTGAAAAAGTATTAGGTGTAACTGGTACTTATGACGGTGTTATATCACAACCTGAATATGACGAAGTTGAAGCAACGTTAGACGATTTGCTTACTGGAGAATATAAAGAAGTATATAATGTTATGAATGAAGTCACAGACACTCCAGAAGATAATTATAATGGTGTGGGTGGAACTCCTACACAAATAGAAAATAAAATAGATGCGCTATTAGGCGTAAATAATTAAATTAGGAGGTAAAAATAATGAGTAGTACATTATTGCAAAAGGCTCAACAAGCCTTAAATGAAAAAATAACAAAGGTTCTTCCAGAAAATATTAAAAATGGAATAACAATGTTTGGTGTTACAGGTACTTATGGTGGAGGAGGAGGTAGTGATATTATAGAATTTGGTGCAATAAATTCTGTTACTGTTGATTTCTCTGCATTAGCTACAATATTAAATCAACAAACATCTACAATAGACAGAACTAGGCCTATTCTTAGAGAAAGCAGTGGTTTTGACCCATGCTTACAAATATCAGGTATATACGATAAATTTAATACCACACAAACTATAAGACTTTTTGGTATAAGTGTAGATACGCAGGATACATTAGGTTTAACTTTTGGTAATCATAACGTAATAGATATTTATACTGCTGATAGTAAAACAGAAGAATATTTTCACCAAGGTATGACTTTACAAGATTTAATTACAGTATTTAGTTTAATTGGCACAAAAACAGTTTTTTTACCACTTAATGATGTTGGTGATTGTATATTATATGGTATATCTGTTATGAAAATATTTTTTAACGATGCTAATTTTGCATCAAGTGTTCATAATATTCCATCTAATATATTTACATTTAATATATCTCAATTAAATGAAACCATTGGTCCTGATGACCATTTGAATATTGATTGGAGTGATGTTGCAACAATTATTAGAAATAGTTGTACTGCAGAAGAATTAGGAACTTATATAAATGGTGGTGCTAGTGGTTATAATCCTTGTTTAATATTATCTAGTTACGGTAAATATGTAAATGGTACAGCCGTTTATAATAATGCTGACTTGTTTGCTTGTATAGGTTCACCTACTTGGTTAGGTTTATCTGTTGGTAACAGTGATTATACAGAAGAGCTTTCAAAGGACCCAATATATGAAGGTGATACAGAGCATGAAATCCCAGAACATTGCACTGTAAGTGATTTATGTGATATGCTTGATTCAGCTGGTGTAAAATCTCACAATTGCTTTGTAGGTGGAGATTATGCTGATATGGAATATCATTTCTCTCAACCGATAACTGAATTACGATTGATAGGTCCAACTTTAGATAAAACTATAACTGTTGATACAACACAATACGATTTAATTACTATAAATCATTGCGGTTAATATGGAGGAGTATTATGGAAATTAAATATTTTGTTAGAACTCTGGAGGGTCGTGAATGTGACCTTCCAGAGTATGTAGAACGTATAATAGATTATGAACATAAATACGTAAAATCATACATTGACGCATTATATAAAATAAATGATTGTAATGCGGTACTTATGGAAGATGATATAGTATTGTGTAAAAATTTTAGAGAAGAAATAGAAAAAGTAATAAATAAATATCCAAACAATATAATAAATTTTTTCACAAGTCCTTCTAAATACTATACTTCTCATTTTTCTAGTATGTTCATATATAATCAATGCACATATTTTCCAAAAGGTATGACTAAATTTTTTGCAGATGAGATGATGAAAGTATATATGCCAGAAGAACCTGGTAAACACACCGTACAAAGATATGGTTCATTATTAAATATAATATTATATGACAATAATATACCGCATTTAATATATAGGCCTTGTTTAGTACAGCATATTGATGCAAAATCAACTAGAGATGGTTGGTGTGGTTGTAGAAATACGCCATACTTCAAAGATTATTTAGACGCGGTTGGTATAACAATGGAAGAAGCCTTTTATAAACAAAATTTAGATAAGCTGAACAGGCTGTTAGAGCAAGACCGCGAGAAATGGTATAAAGATATTAAAAAAAGTTAAAATATCTCTTGACTATTGTGTTCAATTTTGATATAATATGAACAGAAATAGATATGTCCTGGGGGCATACGATATTTGGTATAAAATTCGGTCCAAGTTCGTAGCAAATGGGATGGGTAATATTTCTATATAACGTAACAGTTGTGTAGTTAGACCCATTCGGTTTGCTACGAACTTGTTTTAGTTTATAAAAATATATAATTTTAAGGAGGAATTATTATGGAACCAGTTAATTATGCTGAAGCCTACGAAAGAGCGTTAGCACAAGCATACCCAAACGTATTAAACTTTGGTGAATTATATAATGTTGCTAATAATCAAACTTATAAGTTCGTAGACGCTAAAACTATTCACATTCCATCAATCTCTGTAACAGGTAGAAAAAATGTTAACAGAGACGTTATCGACGGACAATTCCAAAGAAACGTTGATAACGAATGGGAAACAAAAACTTTAACATTCTACAGAGAGTGGTCAACAAGTATTGACCCAGCAGACGTTATGGATACTAATATGGTATTAACTATCCAAAACGCAACAAAGGTGTTCAACGAAACACAAAAATTCCCAGAGAAAGACGCATATACAATTTCAAAGATATATGGTGACTGGGTAGCTGAAGGAAAAACAGCTGACACAACAGCTTTAACAGTTGACAATATATTAGCTGTATTTGATAAGTTAATGGAAGATATGGACGAAGCATTAGTACCTTCTCAAGGAAGATTATTATATGTTACTCCAGCCGTTAAAACATTATTAAAACAAGCTAGCAACATAACTTTATATAAAGACGTTGCTTCTCAAGCTAATATCAACAGAGTTGTTGACAGATTAGACGAAGTTAAATTGATAACTGTACCTTCATTCTTAATGAAGACAGCTTATGAATTTACAACAGGATTTGCACCAGCTGGAACAGCTAAACAAATCAATATATTCTTAGTACACCCATCAGCAATCTTAACACCAAACAAATACGCATTTGTTGGTATGCAAGCTCCTGCTGCAGGTACTAAAGGTGACTATATCTATTATGAAAAAGAATACGCTGACGTATTTATTTTAAATAATAGAACAGGTGCAATCGCATTCAACGTAGAAGCCTAAGAATAACTAATAAATTGTAAGTAAAGGAGAAAAGGTTATGTTGTTGTCAAAGTTAACACCGGTCGTACTTTACAATCTTAAATCTACAAGAGGTGCGGACGGTGACTTAATCGAAGAATATGAAGATATATTCCACGCTGACGGAGCTGTTCAATATCTTGCGTCAGATGAAATTGCTCAAAGTGCATACGGGGCTAACCTTGACAAAACATACCGCTTCAAATCTATATACAATGATTTAGAACCGTTTTTATTGGAGAAAACAAATAATTCTCCAGATAACTTAACAAAGTATTTAGTTGAGTGGAAAGGGAATAAGTATGCTGTTGTAAAGGTTACTCCGTTATATGTTGATATACAATGGAGGTGAGTTTGTATGTATAGTTTAGACAAAAAAGGTCAATTTTCAAGGCAATTAAGTATATTATTAACAAAAAAGATGAGAGAAGAAGCTGGTAATATAAGCAGAGGTGCAAAGGCTGTTTTGAGAAAAGAACTTGAAGAACAACACATACACGATATTTATTCAACATATGCGCCTATCCAAACAAGTGGTAAGCAAGTTGCTAAATATAATTCAACTCACAAATATCAAAAGAAACAACCATATCATCATAGTGGTTTGTTGTTAAGAAGTATACACGGGGTTGTTGACGGAGACGTGGTTAAGATAGTAATAGACGACAATCATTATGAAGACGGCACAGCTGTAAGAGACGTATATGAATATTTGGATAAAGGTACTCATACGAGTAGCGAATATGATAAATATATATTAGGTGGTAAAAAAAGTCATACCGCATATGTAGATTATGTGCCAACACCTAAGCACGGGTTTAAAAGAATGACAATAGATTATATGGAAAACTATATTCATAAAACTCTTATACCAGATATAAAAAATGGCAAATATTCACGCTAATAAAAAGAAAGGAGCGACCTATGAGTAGATTGATAAACCCATTACGTAAGTTAATACAAAGTAAACTAACTGAAATCGAAGGGTTGGAATCTGGTATTATCATACCTCAAGAAATGGTTGAAAAAGGTAGATACTATTTTGGTTATGATTTGAGGACAAGTTTAAACCATAGAGATTTATCTTATGATAATGAACAGTACACAATTTCTGTAATTGGATATTTGTCTACTAAAGGTGGTACACAAAAACAATTTGACGATTATTTAGACGCAATATGCGACAAATTAGGTGAATTAAGATTTAGACCTACAACACAAGATAGTCCTATTACACCAGATACAGGTTATCGTGAATGTATGCTTACTGCATATGCACAAGCAAATACTTTGGAAGGGACATTAAGATAGTCCACTGAACTAAATACTTTGTTAAGGAAAAATATTTTATAGGAGGTAATATTATGGATCCAGATGCAAAAATTCAAGTAGCCACACTTGGTACTGCGTTATATTTCAGCAAAGACAACGTTGGTACATTTATTGGAAATGCAGGCTCTTATAATAAATCAGACCTAGAGACAGCTTTAGGTGGATATACAAGAGTGTATGGTTTGGCTTCAACACCAGATTTTGGTGGACAACCAAACACAATAGATACAACTACACTTGATAATACAAAATCTGAAACTTCAGTTTTAGGTTTACAACCAGCCGCAGAAGTTACTTATGAAATCAATATGATGAGCTTTAAAGATAACGCTGGGGTTGCTCACAACCTAAGAAGCGTTAAAGAAATGGCTGACGCTGACCCTAAAATTAAAGCTCACTGGGTAGTTGTTAAAAATTCAGGAGTAATAATTGAATATGACGCAACTTGTGCAATAAGTTATACAGCTGACGCACAACAAGATATTGAAAAATTCAGTATCTATCACGACGTAAGAAGTGATATAAAAGTGTCATTACCAAATCAAAATAGTCTTTAATAATTAAATAAAACTAAACTTAGGTGGTCAGTTTAGCCAGGTCAATCTTCGGGCGTTTACACCCACCGTTTTATTAAATAGGAGGATTGAAATTATGGATAATGTAGTAATCATTAAAATTGAAGGTGTAGAGTATGAATTCAAATTAAAGAGTTCAAGTATTCTATACTTGGAGAAAAAATTAGGAAAGAATATATTTGAAGCATTCCAAAACCCAGACTTTACAACAATGGTTAATTTATTCTATGCCTGTGCAAGCCAAGCGTGTAAAGTGAAATATGCAGATGAAGGAGACTTGTTTGACGCATTATTAAAAGAATATGGAATGCAAGAGCTAGCTGAGAATTATCTAAATGAGATAGTTCAAAAATCAGGCTTAGTACAGAAAGAACAAGAAATACCTATGACACCCAGTACAGAAGCTAGCGAAAAAACTTGGAATAAGTAAATGGGTTGACGAAGGTGAAGTTGAATACGATCCATTAGCCGGTTTCCACACGGTTCACGATATATATGTGGAGTTAGTAAAACAAGGTTGTGAATTGAAAGAACTATATGATTATTCTTGTAAAGAATTATTATTTATGTTGAAATATAAACGAGAAGGATTGGCTTACAAAATTTGGCGTATGGGTAGTATGAATAGAGCTGCGTTTGGTGCAAAAACCTATCCCGCTAAGATGGAAGAAGCAATGTCTGAATTGTTTGAAAAAAGACCAAATGCTCCTATGCCAGAATGGTTGAGGGAGGATTATGAAAAGAAAGTAAATCAATCTGTGAAAAAACACATTGATTAAAATATAGGTTGTAGGAGGTAGTAAATATGGATAATGAAATAGAATCTCTTTGGTTATCGTTAGGAATAAAACCAGACGACCCTAGCGCGAGTGACGCGGTTGATAAGATAATAAAAACCGTTCAATCAAAATTAAAGTCATCTATATATGGTGGCAAAGATGGTGTCATTACACTTCCTGCAACAATAGAAGGTAAGTTCAAAAACGGACGAGAGATTGATAAAAGTATAACAGACGCTTACGCCGCTATCTATAAAAAAGCAAAACAGATGGCTGACGAAAGCGTCTCTTTGACGTTAGAAGATATAGAAGATTTTAAAGCGCAAATAGATAAATTTGGAAAGAAAACTTCTAAATATAAAAGTAGTGATATTATTTCAAATGCCAATAATAATTTGAGACAAATGTTGTCTACTTATCAAGATTATGTGAATGAATTAAGAATTGAAGTAAGTAAAATACAAAAAGTCCAAATAAAACAAACCCAAAAAACAAAAGCACAACAAAAAGCGAAAACACAACAAAAGGGTAAAACTGCGTATGACGATTATTTAAACAAACAAGAAAAATATTCAAAACAAGCACAAGGTGCTAAAGAACGAAAAGAATTATTTCAAGAATTAGATGAAGTCAGAGAAAATAAATCTCCTATAAAATCTAGTGGAAATATAAGAGCGAGTAGTACAAATGATTATTTAATGAGATTGAGTGAATATAGCGCACACGGTAGTAAATGGGCAAATGAATTAGCAAGAACTTTAAGAGAAGAAGTGGCTAAATCTGCAAAAACTCTTGTCACATATATTGATCCTAGTTATAAAAAACGTACAGAAAATGGTCGTGCGACAACCGAGAGAGAATTTTTAAATGACACCATAAAGGCTGCTAAAAAGCAATTAAAAAATTCTATTGCTCAATTAGAAGCTGGGAGCGAAGACATCACATTAGATACATTAAAAGAACAAGCCGCAGTAATCAAAGTATTAAATAAAGCATTAGGAAGAACCACAGAACAAGCTGAAAAAATAATTACAAGTGCTATTGAAAATAGATATAACGGAAGCACAGAAGTTACACAAGGTAAAGGTAAATATAAATATGATAAAACAACTCAGACCAAAGTTGGTGGAACAAATTTAGAAGAAGGTCAAATAAAAGGTGCAGGACCTGGTCACGATAATACTCAAAAACTAGTGAAAGAATTATATACAGCAATGCATCAATGGGATGCGGAAGTTATCGCTGATACTATTGCGAAAGAAATAATACTAGGTAATGAAAAAACTATAAATAAAATTGAAAATAATCGTAAAAGAAAATCTACCACAAGTCAAGCTGATAATAAAATAATGAATGTAAAAACTACCCCAGATTATAAGACAGAGCTTGCACAATTAAATGGTAGAACAAACGAAGTATTTGATGCTGTAATGCAAACTAATAAATTAACTAACGAACAAACTACTTATGATAAAAATGCAAATGTCAAATCTGATACAGATATGGCGAAAGAAATAAAAGTAGAAGAAGTAAATAGAGATATAAATAAAGATACTGCACGAGCTGTAAAAGCAGACGAAGTTAGCGGTTTTAATACTGACACAACAGCGAATGAGTTAATAAGTGTGGTTAGAGATATAAGTGGTAAAATGAATACAGTGTCTCAAGCTGTAAAAAATGCTACTTCACAAATTCATTTACCTTCGTCAGCCAAAGATTTATATAAAGCATTACCAGACCCAAATAGATTATTAGGATTACCAAAACCTGATGGTAGAAGAAAGAAAATATCAGATGGAATGAAGGACGAAAATCCACCATTATCATTGATACCAGTGCAGGACGCGTTGAAAAAATCATTAGCTGTAATACCAAATGAATTTGCAAAAACACTAAAAGAATCAATACATCCGTCAGTTAAAGATATACAACATAAAATTGATAGACCAGAAGGAACAAACGAGTTTAAATATGATGAAGATATGTTGCGTAGATTGGCTAACGCTTCAAATGCAAGAAAAGAAATGCGTCGTAGACAAGATATGAATTATACCCCTCCGCCAAGAACTATTGTGCCAGATTATCAGCCACAAGTTAAACATTCTGATATTTATGCGTCACCTATTAAAACTACATTGAGAGATGTGTTTGAAAATTTCTTAAATGATTTAACTGGTGCGTCAGCAGAATATAAAAAAATTGTAAATGCGTCTACAGAACAACAAGATAAAATGGCTGCAGAACGTGTTAAAATTTGGGGTATGAACAATGGTAGAAATCCAAACGATACTGGTGATATAGCTTCAATGCGTCGTATCTTAGAATTATATAGAAATAATAAAGCTAGTATTGAACAAAATCCAGAGTTAATGCAAAAAATAAAATTAACAGACCCAATTGAAATTGATACAACTGAAGTAACAAAAGCATTTAACAAAGCATTATCAGGAAGAAATATGCAAAATGCTCAAATGGGTGGAAGTGTTGGAAAACAAATTCTTGGAGCAATGCGAGGATTTACGTTTATGCCTTCTATTGAAAAATCAAGAGCGCAAGCCGATGGTTTAAATCAGATATTAGGTATAATAAATAAGTCATTAAATTCCTTATTATCTAATATTCAAATGCACGAAACTACTTTGGCAGGAATGGAAGAATCTGGTCAAGCCAGATTTAATGCAGATGGTACATTGACAGAAGATTCTACTAGCGCAGCTAAAAAAACATTGGCTGACTTAGAAGAAAGTAAATATGTATTAGAAATGCTACAAGCTGATTTATTGGCAAATGAAGCAATTGTAAAACGTACTGGTGGTAATTATGGACAAATGATTAAACAGTTGTCGTTTGCTTCTCCAATATTAAGAGATTGCAATGGAATTTTAAGAAATATAAACGCTGGATTAGATAAAAACGGTAAAGCATTAAAATTCCAAACAAGAATGGCAGAAATCTTAAATTATACATTCCAGTTAATAGGACGTAGTATTGGTCAATGGTTTAAGAAAATAATAACTATGTTAAATCCATTGAATATAATTAAAAATACATTCAAAACTATTACTGGTTGGATTAAGAGTGCTTTCCAAGATTTTGGAAGTTATGACACAAAATGGCAACGTACTATGAATGTAATTAAAATAAACTTCCAAAGAGCAATAAAACCTGCAATGGAATGGATAGCACAAAAATTAGTAAATATTATAGGCTTCTTTAATATAATCTCTATGAAAGTACAAGAAGCGTTTGGACAAGTCCCAGTTGATTTATTTGACCAAGCTGGTGCAAATGCGGAAAAAATGCGTAGAGAATTAGAAAAGGCCGCAAATGTTACAGCAGGTTTTGACGAACTTCACGATATTGGTTCAGATAACAGTGGAGAAAATGATTTACTTGGTGATATTTATAAACCTCAACTATCAGATGAATGGAAAGCAATGGCAGAAGAAATCGGTGATTTATTTGCTGGTTTGATAAAAGGTGAAAAAACTATAGGAGAAGTTTTCGGTAGAATATTTGGAATGTTATTAGAGTTATTAGGAAAAATAGCAAAAGCTATTTGGGATTGGTTTAAACAAACATCACTTGGTAAATGGTTAATCGCTAATTGGAAGAAAATATTAGCTTCAATATTAACTGCATTCTTAGCGTGGAAGTTGTTGAAAATAGCTGGTCCAACATTACTTAAAGCGTTATGGGGCTGGATAACAAATGGTAAAATTGGAGAGATATTTGGAAAACTTGGAACTAAATTTATGGACGTATTTACTTCTACTCAATTTGGTAGTGACTTTGTACGTGGTATAAAAGCTATGTTTAATAGTGGAGGTATGATTGGTACGTTTAAAGCCGGTGGAGCTTCACTTGGAGCAATATTTGCACAAGCATTAGTTGCTGTAATTGGTGTGGCTATAGCAGGATTTAGTATCGCAAAAGGATTTGATATAGTTGCTGATGACGAATCATATAACTTAGGTTATGAAGCCTATGGTGGTACAAAGGACAAAGATAAAAAATCAGGTGCTGGTGGTAAAGCTCTGGGTACACTAGGTGGTGCCGCTGGTGGAGCATTAGCTGGACTTGCGATAGGAGGACCAATAGGTGCCGCAATAGGTGCCGCAATAGGTGGAATCGCAGGATTGATTACAACTTCATTAGCTCCTGCATTTGAAAAATTAGAAGTTGCTGCGAGAGACGCAAATAATGAAATGCAAAAAATTGAATATTATGAAGGCGCTGTGAAAGGTGCGCAATCTCAAGTAGATATATTTGATGAACAACAGCAATTATTAAAGCAATCATTAGAACTAAGTACACAGGCTGTATATGACCAAGGTGAAAAACTTGGTATTAGTAAATCTCGTATGGATGAATTAGTACAAGCTACACAAAATGGTACATTTACTACAGATATGTTAACAGGCTCTGAAACAGGATTGGCAGGAAGTCTTACTGATTTAGCACAAAAACAAGAACATACTACAGAGGTTACTAAAAAACTAGAAGAAGCTCAAAAGAAATTATTAAAAGCACAAACAGAATTATCTATTGCACAAGATATTGAAGCAGGTAACTTTGAAATCGCTGCCGCGAGAATTGAAGTGGCTGAAGCACAAGGTGTTTATTCAACTGAACAAGCTACTGCAAAACGTATTCAATTATACAAACAAGGTGGAGATGAAGAAAGAAAGAATTTACTTCAAAATTTAACACCAGACCAAAGACAGAAAATGGCTGAATATAATTCTGTTACTGACAAAGAATTGCAAGAATTATCAAAGATATGGCAAGAATCAAGCGAAGATGTGAAAAAGTCATTGTTAGATGGTGTTGGTGCAGAAACACAACAAAAATTCCAAGAAGAAATGAACAATATAGACACTATAATAAAACAACACCAAGGCTTCTGGCAAGGTGTGGGAGATACTATTGCAGAAATATTTACATTTGGTAATGCAAAAACGTGGACATATAATGGTGAATCTAAATATGAAGAAGAAGCGAAAAAAGGTAAATTCACAGTAAGGACTTACGCTGTAGGTACAAATTATGTACCTAATGACGGATTGGCTTACTTACATCAAGGAGAAGCTGTTATACCTAAAAAATATAATCAACCATATCAACCACAAAACAACGCTGGAATGGAGAATGCAATAAACAATTTAGTACAACAAGTTGCTCAAATCAGTAACCAAGTAAACCAAGGTATATCAGTTAA